TTGCTTGGCGCAAGGTTTTCCAGCGTATTTCCCACCCAGTTGAACCCAACCAGGCTTGCCATCACTAGACTTACTCTTGCCAAACCAGTCACGCAGAGAAGAATCACCACTTTTCGATTCACTCACTCCCCCACCATTTCCATTTCCATTGGAACCATTACCATTTCCATTGGAACCGTTTCCATTTCCATTACCATTACCATTACCATTTTTTGGTTCATCATCTACAGAATGACCATTTTCTTTACGAAGATATCCGGCACGACCAACCACCCTAAAACCTTTGGGGATTGGTTTACATTTTTCATCTGTATAGCAGTAATAATATCCTGCTTTACATTTTCCGTTCTTCTCTTCGTTTACATCACCAGAAGTATCTTTCTTATGAAGACTCTTATAGAGATGTTTATGAAGAGGTTTTGCTCTATTCATAATTTTATCTTTTTGAGAATAGTCTTCCGATTCATTCATCTCTTTAGTCTTTTTCTTCATGGAGTTAATGAACTTTCTATAGACCGCTGCTTCTGAAGTTTTACCCATTTCTCTTGCTCTCTGTTCCATAGCAACTGCTGCCTGGATTTTGTGAGCATGAGATCTTGATGAATTGCGAATTTTAGAAACAGATGCTTTAGAGGTTGCAACATCCTTGAATCCAAGTCCATGAATCGTACCTTTTGGATTTTCATCCGTGTAGAGGTCAGAATGTTTTTTGGAATTTGCTGGTTGCCCAGATTTTCTTGGAATACGAGGGTTGCTCATTCAATTGAGTTGCAATACTCCTTATTATTTATTATCCATCAAGTGCTACAGTAAGACCCAAAGTCATACCAGGCAGTGACTGCCAGGATGTGCCATTATAGAATTCCATTTTTTGTGCGGTTGTGTTATATATCATCGCACCCTCGTTAAAAGTGCCCGCGTCTCTAGCAACAGTTGTATATTGTGGCATATAAAATGCACCTGATACTGTCGCAATTCCAACTACGTTTAAGTTTCTACCAACCTGTACATCACTTCTAGCAGTAACGATACCAATAGAATCAACGTTCTTTACATCTTCATAAGTGGCAATGCCAGTGACAGATAAATTAGTAACTGTCAGATTTGTGCCAGTACAAACATCTGCAAGTTGAGATGGGGCACCAGACAATGCTGTGCTGGCAATACCAACCCACTGGGAACCATTGTAGATTAGCAGTTCATTTGTGCCTGTGGTTTGATCAAAACTTACATCATCCAAATCCTTGATGAATCCAGCACCACCACCGCCAATGGTGGAGATCTGTTGTTGGATTCTATTGATGAATAATCTGTAGTGTCCAGCAAGATCATCAAGGGTGGCAAACTTCTGATCCATTGGTGTTAATGGATCTGCTTGTCCTCCTACAGACTCTTTTTCTTCTGGTGGTTCATTGAGAAGTCCTTCCTGAAGATCTTTAATCTCTTTCTGTTCAGTCTTGATTGTTCTGACAAGTTTGAACAGTTCTTTAATATCAACTTTTACATGGCGAATATCATCATCATAGTATTTGACTTCGGGTAGAGAGGAGACTTCTTTTCTGAGATCTTCAAAATAGTCAAGCAGCAACTTATCTGTCTTGACGCTGTTCTCATTATATTCTTTTACTCTCTTATCGATCGTCTTCTTGAGAGTGTTATATTCTCCAAGAATTTGTTTCTTTAGTTTACGATCATCATCTTTGAATTCTTTATGATACTCCCAAATACGAAGAGATGACTGACGCATCTCTTTCCAAATCTTATCCTTCTCTTCCTTTATCTTTGTATTAATCTCTTCAGATTTTGTATCAAGTTCTACTTTTGCCTCAAACTTCTTCTTATCAATATCCTCAGAAAGTTCGTTTAAGTTATAGTCAACACGCTCTCTTAAGGTATCAATATAATCATTGATCTTGATAAAGTCATCATCAATGACACTAAAAGTTTTTCCAATCCATGAGAAGTCGGGAACTTCATTGACTTCATTAACCCACTTAGGAAACTTGGGAATAGATGCTTTTACAGCGTCAATTGCTTCACAGATTGCCGCGATCTCAGCATCATAATATTTTACTTCTGGTAGATTTGTGACTTCTGTTTGAAGAGTGTCAATTCTATCTTCAATAGCATCCACCTGCTCATCATAATACTTGACTTCAGGAAGATCTTTGACTTCATTTCTTACAACATCAATCTGTTCACAGATTGCTTCTACTTCACTCTCATAATATCTTACTTCCGGGATTTCTGGAATCTCTTCCCTTACCTGAGAGATCTGCTCAGCAAGTTGCTCTAGTTCTTTATCATAATACTTAATCTCTGGGATGTCTGGGATGTCCTTCCTGACATCGTTAATCAGACGAATTAATTCTGGAAATGGGGGAACAATATCTTCTACTTCTGCGAAAGTATCTCCGTTCAGATCTTCAATGGTCTGAATTTCTTCGCTTATTAGTTCTTTCTCTTGCTCAATAAAATCTTCAACAGAGGGTAACTCCTCTTCAACTTCTTCTGTAATAAATTCATCAACTGACGGAAGATCGCTGTTTTCTTCAGCGAAATCGTCAATCGAAGGTAAGTCCTCTCTTGACATTTTATTAGTAACTTAGTACTTCGGGATTTATCTCCCAGATTTATTTATCTTCTTCTTTAAGTCCAGACTTAAGAAGTTTTTGTAGTTCAGCAGTTGAACCAACAAACAAAGCGTTATTAACTGTAGACGGACCTCTTATCTGTTTATCTTCCTCAATGTCTTTCAACTTTTTCTGAAGATCAATCAGTTTGTCAGTCGCATCTGCTACGTTCTTAATTAGTTGTCCCGCAACCTCATAAGCACGAGGCATTTCACTCTCTTGAGCAAGTTCAAGAATACCATTCAGTGCTTCCTGTCCTTTCTCAATGATTGAATACAGATTGCCACGAGTGTATTCATAGTCCTTTTTCACATCCTGCATTGAGGATGCTGCTTCTTCTATCTTCTGTATCTCTTTTGTCTTTTCAGGCACTACTTCACTCTCAACATTAAAGGTATCGTTTAGATCATCAAATTTAGACATATATTATGAAAATGACCCACTAAACCCGAAGTCGTCTCCAAACTCAACCAGAGCATCATCAGCAGCATTGATGATCTTGATGGGAGCACCATTGACGTGAGCAACAGCAGTTGTTCCATCCTGACCACGCTTAACATTAAGTTTATTTTCATTGATGGAGTTGATGAACAATTCTTCTCCTTCAATTTCAATGTAAGTCTTAGCAGTAAGACCACTAGCATCAACAACATCGAATGCTCTTGTTGATGTAGTAATATCTTCTGTAATCGTTGTTTCGACTTCTCCAGTGTAATCCTTGATTGCTCTTGGAGTAGCACTGTAAGTAATATCGCGAGTTGTGCTTCTGGAATCTCCAGAGATGTAGTTGATCTTTGCGGTCTTGATGATATCCTTTGTAGCGGAGGATATTGGACCGAACATGAATGTTTTAGCAGTAAATCTCAAGGTATAAAGAAGAACACGTCTGGTAGTGTAATCTCCTTCATAATCGTCCTGCATTGAGATGCTTTCTAGGACAATAGGAATATCTCTCTTTTCGTTAATAGATCCAACTAATTCAACTGTAAGGTTATATGATGGTTGGAAGTATGGTAAGATTTGCTCTACAATCTGTAGGGCATCATCATTCAACTTGGTCATGATTGCCAGTTCAAATGACATATTATATGGAACTGGCATATATGCCCTTTTAATCTCAGCCTCATTGTCTGGATCTTTTACTATGAACTGCTGAACCGTAGAGACCTTTCTAGCCGGATCATAAGTAAGTCCAGTAAACTCAAATGACATTCTTGGTAATGTCATAGCAGTAGCTTTATTCAAATCTGCTTGCTGTTCTAATCTCGCAAGAAATTTTTGAGTAGGACCATAAGACAAAGGAACCCTGGTGATGTTGACGACATCATCATCTGCATTAGTAGTTTTGATTGTCACTCCATTAAAAAGAGTACCAAAGGATATAATGGTTCTCCTCAAAATTTCGTTATAAAAATACTCAAACATTTTTTAGATTCCTTGTGAGTTTATTTAGGGTATCCCAAAGGGGTTTCGCTCAGAGAAGTCTAGAATAGAATCTGCTTGAATCTCGATATTGATATTATCTGCGAATCCATCGTCAATTGGATCAAGACTAATGACTCTCAGTTGATGTGATGCACCGGAAGAAGATCCAACGATTTTCTCCCCAACAGTCCAATCACCACTGACGGTGTAGACCTCTAACTCATTAGTAACAGAGTTCCAAGTCTTGACTCTTGCCGTGGTTCCACTAATGGATCCGGTGACAATTTCATTAAATGTGAATGAACCTGTAGAAGTAAGATCTGGATCTGAGATAGTGATAGTTGGTAGAGCAGTGTATCCAGTACCAGAGTTGCTGAAGTAGATCGCTGAGATGGTTCCTGCTGCGCTTACAATAGCAGTTGCAGCAGCAGAGACGGTAGATACCCCAGTAAACGTAATTATTGGGTTTACGGTGTATCCAGCACCCGCGTTTGTAATGGTAGCAAGACCAACAATTCCAGTGTTAATAACTGATGTTGCTGCTGCTCCGGCACCATTGTCATTAGTGGCAGCAAAGAATTTCACTGATGGTGGATTGGTGGTCGCATATCCAGCTCCTGGATCAATCAACAGAACCTCTTGAACTACACCAAGTCTTGGATTTGCGATTGTATTAGAACAAGCAGCAATACCACTAAGAAGTCTTGCTGTAGCAATACCAATTCTTCCACCAGATGGTGCTGAAGAGATTGCTACTCTTGGTGGATTGAGATATGAACTTCCTCTATCTGAAATTACAAACCTCTGAATACCATGATCAAACAAGGAGATTGTTGCCTCTGCTGTAACACCAGTTCCAACCAGAGTGAGAGTCTGAGATGGTCCAATCAATGTTGAGATTCCATCTTCATTAACACCAGTTGCCTCATCTCCAAGGAGAACGTCATCAATATTATCGACTCCAGTATCGATGAGTTCATCACCGAGACGGAAGAGTTCACATCTCAATTCATAAACATAATTCTTTTGTAGTTGATAAAATGGTCTCTCATGCTCAACATACTTAATCTCGAATAAACGATCTCCAAGAGGAAAATAAATTAAGTCCCCTTCTTTTGGTCTAGATGAGAGTTTGATGTTCTGCTCATTCTTGATCAGAGGTGAGATGTAAGTCTCATATCTTTCCTTTGAAATGATCAGAGTGATTTCATTCGTTGCTTGGATACCAAACTTTGATAGCAATGTTGGATTGTCCCCATATCCATCAAAACTATCTACATACGCTTCAATGGGATATGCATCATCAAAAGCTGATTGTACAACCTCTCTGATTATAGAATTTTCTGTAACGTATTTTCTGGGCAGATAATGAACCTCAACCCCATACATCTTCAACTGTTCGTTGATTAGATCTTGGAGCAGATTCTGCTCTGTCCTAGCACCTTGTTGAAAGAACGGGTTAAGCATAATATCAACCGATCATATCTAAAGGTGGAAGTTCGTAAGTAGTAGACATCTGCTCTCGGATTACTTCCAAGTCTCTCTGTGCGTCATCATAAATTTGTCTACCATTTAACTCTACTCCACCAGGAAGTTTAACTCCTTGGAATTTGATTAAATTCTGACCCCACTGCCTCTTCATCAATCCAGTGGCATATCTTTTTAAGAATGAATCGTTAAAGACTCGATTGAAATCATTGGGATCAATCAGTCTATAACAATCAATGATAAAGTAATCATCTTTTTTGACATCACCCCAATCTACATCAAGGTAAAGTCTGTCTTGTCTTTGATTAAATCTAATTTGCTTCTCAGTATTCAGAGCAAAATCAAGATCTTCCAAATATCTCTTCGTCATCGCATATGTCAGAATTTCGGTAGATCCGAAATAATACATATCATTCAAGAACATTTGATACTTAATACTAAACATATTGTTAGTAGTAGTCTGAGATCCATCGTATCTAAAAATTTTATTGATACCGATAACTGCTGGTGGTATCTCTATGAAATTACTATTCTCTTCATATGAAAATGTGGTTGCTGTCCCTGCGATAGTAGTAGTCGCAGTGGTCGTGACAATGCCCACAGCATTATTATTAGCACCTCTTGCCCTACCACGGTTTATATCATCCTCAGTAATCTTATACTTAAGATATGTCTGAAGAACACCGTCAAAATGACGCTCATGAAAATACTGAAGAGCATCATCAATAATGTCCTCTACCTGTTCATCAGCGATGTTAATCTCTAAAACAGGAGCACCAAGTTGTCTCTTACAGTAATTAATTAAGTCTGCCCTACTTGACGGTTGTGCCATTTAACCACTATTCTCCTATACAATATTTAGGGGGCAGAAGATATTCCAGCAATGACTAAAACATTGCCGTTAGCAATACTATAAATTGTGCTACCAGAACTAACCAAAACATTATAAACATAACGTCCTTCTTTTAAATTTCTAGTGTCCGTTGAACCCAGAGAAATTTTGAATTTGCCATCATACGCACTGGTAAATCCAACAGTAAAACTTGTGGTGACTCCTAGAGTTGCCCCAACAGCAACACTCTTTGCCATCTGAGCAGATCCACTGTATCCAGTGAAATTGAAGGCAGCGTTAGAAGTATCAACTACATTGAAATTATTAGTGAAATCCGCGCCAGTATGAATTGTTAAGTTAACACCCTTTGGTACACCAGCGTCTGGATCAAAGGTGATATTCTTACTCGCCATCTGATAGTCCTATGATCTGCATTGTTTCTTGTTGTTTATAATATAATTTACAAAAAGACTTAGCAATGTTTTTCAAAGTGTCTCTATCATCACAACTATCTATCTCAGATGCTACTTGCGTATATGCAAACATCTTTGCAAGATTTTTTAATTCAATAGTGTCAGGATCCATTGATTAACTCCTTTAGTAACGACTTGATTTCATTCAACTCACCTTTCATATTAGCAAGATCATCCTCAATTGTCTGCACTTTTTGAGTCTCTTTAGACTTTGATTTCCTCCTAGAGAGATATTGATTATATTCAAATTCATTCACATTTACGATGGAATTAGATTCGGGATCTCTGGCAAGATCCCCATGCCCTTCAATTGTATAGTTGATATCCATAATTAAGCAAGTGCAATAACTCTCAGGTTTCTTACTCTAGGTACATGAACCTGACTTGTAGATGTTAGAATAAGTTTAATTCTATAAGTTCTAAACTCAGGTAAATCATCAACTGTGAATGTGTATTCTTTAAAGTCTAGGTTTTGTGACTCAAAAGCATACCTATTTGATTTGGTCATGAATACATCAGACTCGCCATTATTGTTCTTGGCATCAATTACTTGACCTCTTTCATTCAAGTTTGAGTATCCAGGGAAAGGAACAAAGATTGGTTCTTTTCCTGGATTTGCATTGACCGCGTAGAACGCTCTAACATCTGCATTGGCAGTAGCATGTGCTTCAACGAGAATCTTGATTGAAGAAGCTGATTGTTCAAGAATAATTTCTTTAGAAATATACTGGCATGATGTAGGATCATTCTCAATCACATTGACTCTAGCATCAGTAGCATAATTTGTAATAATGCTATTTGCTCTGTTAGAAGTAAGAACTACACTTACTCTTTGACCATCAATCACTGGAGATACTCTCGTATCCGTAGTGTTCATAAGAAGTCTCATATTCATTGACTTCTGTCCAGTTGTAGTTAAAAGTTTAGCATCTTCGTTAACTTTAGATGCAATCATTCTTGGTGAATCTAAGTAGTTTGCCTGATTAAGAGCAATTGATTCAAATCCAGTATCAAGGTATGGAAGTTCATTTCCACTCAAACTCTTGGAAGTTGTGGTTCTGAGTTCTGCGGTGAGAGAAGTTCCTTCGACAGTTACATTTTGTATAGATGGTGTAATAATCTCAAAAGGAATATTTTGTGTTGCCTTAACATTATATCCACCAGTGCTCTTTGTACTATTGAGGTATAGAGTTGGATGTCCAATGTCAGTGCTTCTACCCGTTCCAGTTACACTGCCAGTATCAATCTTAATATTGTAAGAGTCAAAACTAATTGGATTTGAAACGGTTGTGTCATTGAGATTGTGTGTTCTGTTAATTCTTTGAAGATTAACTCCACTCATCTCATACTTATAAACTGGAGTTCCAACTGGATATGTAATAGGATTAGATCCCCTTACAATGTTTCCACCAATGTTATTTCCACTAACATTATCATATTCAATAACTTCACCACCAATTAATAAGTATCCTTTATTAGTTGTTCCAACGCCAACATTTTCAAATGTAGAGAATACGGATGCACTATCAACAGAAATTGCTGTTGTCGCATCAGCACCATACGCAACACTCAACTTAGTTGGTCTTACATCAGGGAGGGCACCAGAAATTGATACTCTGTTGTCATCAAAATACATACCATGGTTTTTATGGTTGACCTTGATATGCAGACCATCATTCACAACACTAATAGCAGAGACTTGTACATCTCCTCCTAAGGAGTAGTTAAGATCTGTGGTAATTCCAGAAGAATTAACAAACTGAATTGTCTTAGCAGCTCCAACAACAAAATCGCCCTGAACATTATTAAGAATGAGTTCTTGAGTAACTCCAATTCCAGGAAGAGACAATCTCATATTTTGTCCAACGGAACTCAATCCAATCGTGCTGACCTTGAATACGTCACCAACTTGATATCCAGATCCACCAGTTCCAACAGTTGCAGCAATTGCTACACCATTCTGAATGTAAACATCTGCTTTAGCACCTCTACCATTACCTGTAACTGTAACCAGATTAACACCATTAAATTGGAAGTTTCCACTTGCTGGGGTGTATCCCAAACCTGCGTTGATGATATTGAGTGTTCCTGTAGCAATACCAGCAGTGCCTGTAAGATCACCAGTGGCGTTGGTTCCAAGTTGAGAGAATGTGTTACCAACAACATAGGTGCTGTCACCGATAGTTGTCCCAAGTCCTACTCTAACTTCCCTAGATTTTACTTCCAAAGAGTTTGGTTGGAGAGTGGCAACTTGATTATTGCCAGGAGCCAATTCTGGACTATAGAATTCAACAGAACCACTATCAATAAAATCTGCTCTATACAGATTGAACTTAAGATCCTCCCACTGACTTGGTTCCCAAGTAGACGCATTCTGTGACTTAAACAGAGATCCAAGATATGGTTGATTGGAGATAAAGGTTTGAGTCAGAAGATCATTCTCTCCAACTCTGGATACATATACCGTGTATTTGGTAGAGTTAGAAGCAAGAGCAATCGCATACTCTTGATTTCCACCCTCTAAGTAAACTGGTGCTTTAAATACAAATGATGTTGCTACAGATCCATCAGATGAAATATTTACATCATTAGGGTCAAGAACAACTTCAGAGAAAGGTAAAATGTGTTGTGAAGGAAGTCCATCCTTCATAGATCTAATTTGGAAGACAACAGGAATATCCATGTCATCTTTTGTTCTGAAATAAACATCACATCTAGTTAAGAAGATTCCAGTCTCATCCTCTACAAGGAAGGATTGAGCCAGAGGATCGTACCAACCAATCTGAACTCTTTCGGATCTTCTACCAGCTACTTCACTACTAACAACTTCAGTTCCCAATGTGCGGTTAACATTTCTACTCTGGAACTGTTGTCTATTTTCAACACGAGCATTTCTAACAGAAATGATATTTTCCTGAACCGTCTCCAGAGTTCCAGTGGCACTAAATGCCTCCTCAGAAATTGTAGTACAGAGATTCTGATCATTGTCTTCATCATTAATGAGAACAAAGGTCTTTGTTCCAGTTTCAAATCTTGGATGATTAAGATTGTTTGGATTTGGAATAAAGAAACTGCCAGCGATATGAGCAGCAATATCAGATACTAATCTGACATTTGTGATGTTTGCTCTCGCGCCACTAGTAGAACCTCTAAGGGCCATACCAGTCTCAACATATCCTTGATACTGTCCCTGAACTTCTGCTTGGAGAGAGAAAGTATCAACATTCAAGACTGTTGATGTGGAAGAATATGTTGCTGGCAAATCTTGTCCAGCAACATATGGATTTTCTGGATAGATTTTGGTTGGGATATTATAAGCACCTTCTTTGTGATTTGCTGATGCAACTCTAAAGGTGATGTTTGCTGCAGTGTCTGTTGTATCTGGTCCAAGACCAGTTTGAACCACAGTTCCAGTTACAGTTTCACCAACTTCAAATGTTCCAGAAAGCATTTCAATTTCCAGAAGTTTTGGAACACAATACTTACTAACATCAACTCCCTCAAAGAAACCATAAAGTCTTGTGAGTGGTTTTACTCTCTTAGAAATAAACTCAATATTTCTAGATCTCATGAATGGAATAAGATCTCTACTTACAACACGATCACCAACAGATGTTTGATCAAATTGTTCAGTAATTGCCAGAGAAGTTCCAGATCTACTTTCTACACCAGTTTCAACTCTTTCGCGAAGTTGTTCTCTAACTGTTGTAGTGGTTCTTGTGCCAAAAGCAGGTCTTGTTCCGCCACCTGGTCGTCCAGCCCAACCAACCCATTCTCCACCTTGAGATTCGGTTCTCTCCCTGGTAGTGTTAATGATATCAACACCTGTCCAGTTAGTTTCCCAAGAATCCCAAAGAACTGGTCCGAAACCGGTCTGAGGATCAATTTGACCCGCCTCTACAGAAGCGTTGAAAGTTTCCGCATAATTACCTTCAGTATTGATAATCTTTGCTTCCAGTCTTGACTGATCAACCCAAGTATCAGATGATGGAGTCAACTCCATGGATCCCTGCCAGAAACTGACGAGGAAAGGAGTTACATTTTCAACTCTAGTGGCAAAAGTTTGTGATAACCACTCAACCTCAGCATAGTCAAGAGTGACAATATCGTTTGCTTTTCTTACATTGATTCCTTCAATTGAAGTAAAATTCAAATCAGCAGTAGCATCTGCATTAACAACAGGACCAAAAACTAAATCAACTGAAGTTGTGTAATGCTTTGGTCTAAGTTCTTTGTTCTTAAGATCAATACTGTTTTTAATTTCACTATATTGTTCTTGTGGTTGGAATCCAGTAAAGTTATCAACGAAGAACCCTGACTTAAATCTATTCAGACCATCATTGTCAGGAACAAACAAGTTTGCAGTGTTAGTTTCTAACAATGAAAGAGTTGTGTAATACTCAAGATTTCTAACTCTATTTTCAATGCGACGAATGTCGCTCATAGTAAATCTCTTATGCTCTAGATAAGTAAGACTTGCTTGAGCAGTGATGTATAAGTATGGTGGAAGGGTTATACTTGCAATTTCAATAGCATCATCAACGGGACCCGGTTTTACTGGTCTATCTGCAGGTTCTCCATATTTGATTTGGAATTTTCCTTCTTTCGTTAAGAAAATTCTATCAATTCTACCAAGATAGTAAGAGAATGTAGTAAGAATTGACTCATCAGAAGCTAAAACATTTGCTGCTGAGTTTCCACTGGCATCAAAGGATCTTCCCAAAAACTCTAGAGGAGATCTGGAGTCTGCAGATACCGTGTAATCAGAAACTCTAGGTCTGATATCAATAATGTCACTAACAGCAATTCCATTTACAGTAGGGAGTTCTGAGGCATAGTCAAACGAATTATATGACTCAACTGTGGTAATATCTCCATCATCTGTAGATTGGAAACTTCCATTGCTGAAATATACTTTTAATTGTTTTGCCGGTGCTAAAGAATCTGCTTTTCTCTTTAAGAAACCAGTGTTGTAAATAGTCTCTTCCTGTCCATCAACAAACATATAGTTTGCAGAGATATCAAAACTAGGAGAATCAAGAGCAGAGATTGTTCCTTGAATGCCAGTTTCTGCAGAAACAATGTTTTCTCCCTCTCTAAAATTAATATCATTTTTATAGAGGAAAGAAATCTGACTATCAGATAATTTTTCAGCAACAATTGCTACAGCACCACTGTTTTGTCCTACAATTTGCTCACCAAGAGTAAATTCCGATGTTGTCGTTGATGAACTGTTGAGGTTAGTGAGAGTTACTTTTGGTGAAGATGCCGTGTCATTATCAGCAGATTCAAAGATACCATGGATATTGATAATATCTGGTACATTAAGAGAGATCCTTTCATCTTGAACTCTTGTTCCAAATGGGAATGCTCCATAGGTAAGTCCATCATTTAATGTAGTAGATCCAGTTCCAGATGCAGTGAGTTTTGACTTATCAACAACTACACTACTAACTCTATTTCTAACTTTAACCTTTGCCTTTGGTTTTTCTTTTTTAAGAGTTGTGATTAAAGTTGCACCAGTATTATTAGATCCTAGATTTTTAATTTGAAGTCTTGTGCCACCTTCAGAAAATACAAGACGATCTGAAGTGAGAGTTTCTGTTGTTCCATCTGATCTTACAAGAGCATATCTTTCTTCGTCAAAAGGCAAGAAAGTTTCATTTTCTCCAGCAGAAACATTTGACGAAAGTTGATTACTGGCAATATTGACAGTGAATTCTTTTCTGATAGTGATATTAGCACTGGTCAGATCTACTGTTGCAACGTTGCCTTTTGGTAAACGAGTATAAAGAGTATTGTCACTAGATGATTGTAATTTGGTTGTAAGAACAGTGAAGTCCTGTACATCAATTTGAGTTGCTACAGTTCCACCAATTGCAACACCGGTTACTGTTGTAACACCAGTGATTGTGATATGAGATGATCCGACAGAAACAACTCTTGCAAAAACAGGATCACTATTAATATTTCCAGTTCTATTGACATCAGAATAACGAACTAAATTATTCAGCTTGATATCTGCTGGGAATCGTGGATTAGTGCTTCTTACCGTACTAATTCCAGCAGCACCAGATGTAGTAGTAATTGTTGCAACACCAACTAAAGTTTTGGGTGCTTGTATAACATCAGCATTAAACGTGTATCCTGCACCAACAACTCCGTGAACAGACTTAACATCTGATATGCCAAAATTAGTAATTGCTACGCCAACATATCCACTATCAACTCCATTGAACGCTAGTGGTTCAAACTCATTAAACTGACCCTCTACTTCATAAAGTGTAAGTGACTTAGATGCGCTTACAGCACTTCTCAAGAAAGCAGTTGCTCCAGTTTGAAGACCTTTAACAAAGGTTGGGACGCTCAAAGTGTGATTCTCATTCAGAGTCACTGTGGTAAATGATTGAATATCAAAGAGAGAAACATCCCACTCATTGATCGCAGCATTTGTGGAATTATAAGATCCAGACTCTAAAGCATAATCATATACACGAGCAAGACCAATTTCTGTACCAGCAGCAATCGTAGAGGCAGAACCAATTCTGGTATCTCTCAAACTTACTGTGAATGTGTTGCCAAGACCAACCTTTGGAACACCATAAGCGTTATTGACTCTAATGGTTGGTCCAGTATTATAAATGATTGATTGATCTTCAATCGTTTTGGTAGTTCTTGGTTTTTCAAAATCAAGGAAAGTGGGTCCTACAGTTTCTACTTCATAACCTTTGACAAATGCTCTACCGGGTCCAACCCTGTAAAGACCAATGGCATCAGTTGCTGGTGTTCCTGTAGGTGTAAATTGTCCTGCTTGGAATAAACCTCTATTTCCAACGTTATTGTTTAAAGCATTTTCAACGCTAATATCAAAATCTTTAACTGTATAATTTCCAGATTCGGCAAACGTCCTCCTTGCGAGGAT